TGCAGGAGATGGCGCTAATTCTAATTCATACGCACTAATAGCTGGTGTTATAAATGCAACTGCTATTGAGCTTGGAGCTACCTATCATGCTAATGGTGATCCGACAGGCTCTAATGCATTTTCTAATATTACTCTTGGAGCAAGTAATACTTATACGTTAGTTGACTTAAAGCAATTTTCTGATACAGGTTCTGCAGAAACTTTTGCAGGAGATTTAGGAGCAGTAACAACAGAAACATTTATACGTACTACTACTGTTGATAATTCTTCTCTATACTACGCTAATGGAAACGTAGATGTAACTCAGTTTGTAGGAGGAACTGTTAATGAAGGGTTTGTTCCTTATGAGGCGGGCTCTCGAACCTTTAGACAGTTCCAAATAAAATTTGTCGTAACCAACAATGAGCCAGATGAATTTGACTTTACAATTGATAAATTTCGATATACAGTAGATAAAGAACAAGTAATTTTCACAGATACTATTACTTATGATGGTTCGCCAAAAACTGTAGATTATACCAGTGCTGCATATATTAACAGGCCTGTTATTTCTTATACTGTTTTAACACAAGAAGATGCTGAAGCTAATCCAGCTATTGTTGTAACTACAGCAGCATCTGCTACACAAGCTTCGTTTAAACTCTTTGCAGCAGATGGTACCGGTGAATATCAGGCAAATAGTACAGCTACCGTAATGTTTACGGCTTCAGGAGTATAATATGGCATTAGTAGATTCAAATACTTTTATTGAACCTACCGCAGGCACGTCTCTTAATGCTGCTCGTTCACAGTTTAATAACGCATTAAGATCTCTATTAACTAATTTTAAATCTCCAGCAATACCTGACGCTGATAATATTACAGCTTCTGGTGCAGGCATTGGTGAACAAGACGGTATGCTATATCGTAGCGCTACAACTAATGCTCTTTACATTTCTGACTCTGTACATGTAAAATCTTCTCCAGTTGGGGGAAATTTTACTCGTGTTGGTATTGGTAACCGTATTGAAAACGGTATCGTAGCCTTAGCATCAAATGTGGCTACATATGAGATAGGTGAGTTAACTGCTACAGTATCAGCTGCAGCTGGTTTATCTGCAAATGGTAGACTCTATTTAATCACTGCTAACAATGGTACAATGGCTGACGTTGTGGATGTTGGAATACCTCCGACAAACGGTTCTGTCACAAATACTATGATTGCTGTAAAAGGTATTACTATAGATCGTGTTGACTTTGCAAAAGCAGGTCACCGTCTTGACGCTTTTGATGGTAAAGCTGAGTGGGAATCTAACACTACACTCCGAGTTTCAGCTCTAGCAGGTGTAAACTCTGCAATCGGTATTGGGTCACTTAATTCATCTAACGCTGCTATTGTTCATCGTCTCGATGTAGCTCTCGGCACTGCTGCTGCTGAGGCAACTGATGGACTTCATGTAATGGCTACTCCAGGAGTATACGCTAACTTAGCAGTAGGAGTTCTTGCACAATCTTCAATTACAGGAGATGCAACATCTACACAAGGACCGCTTCTACCTGCAGGATCTATAATAGCGTGGGGAGCGGCAGCAGCACCAACAGGTTGGTTACTGTGTAATGGAAATGAGATTAGTAGAACTACTTATGCAGAGCTATTTGCAGTTATAAGCACAACTTATGGAATTGGAGACGGTTCGGATACATTTGATTTACCAGATATGAGAGGTGTCACACCTGCAGGAACTAACGGTACTAACGCTCTCGGCCAAGGAACAGGCACCGCTCTTAATGCTTTGTCAGTTATATCAACAGATGCAGAAACGCAAACCGTAACACCCGACTTTACCCCAATTGGTGTATCTTCTAAAGACACTTCAGGAGTTGATGTTGTTACGAGTATAGTTACCGCTGCACATACTCATAGCATTACAATGCCTGTAATGTTTGTAAATTACATAATTAAAACTTAAGGAATACTATTAATGATATATAAAAAATTTAGCATAGATGAATTAAATCAAAAAATGCTTTTTTGTGAATATAGAGACTTATCACAAGGTAAAAATTCACCACCAATGATTCAACGAGCTTTTCCTCTTGATAAAATTTTAGAAGCAGCTCCTGAAGTTTTAAAACTAACTGAAGGTGAAGAAGTTGGTATTTATTATGAAGATAAAGGAATTCTTGAAGTTAAAGAGCGAATTTTTTTAACTCACCGTGAGTCCTTAGATGAAGAGACCCTTAACTTTATAAATAGTTTTATAGAACGTGCGTGTATTAATGAAGAGTTTGATGAACTACTTAAACCTCCAACAGTGGATCAACAAGTAGAAGACTTTATAAAAGAATTCTTTGAGAATGAAGAAGAAGAGCCTGTCGAACAAAAAGACTTTTTAGCGGAATTTTTTGCTGAACTTGAAGAAGAGACAGAGACGAAGGAGTAAAAGTGGCACTTACAAAAGTTACTACTACTGTTTTAAATGCAAATGCTGTTGCTAACACAACTGTTGCTAATTCGGCTGTTAATCGCTCAGGTCATGTAGCAAATGCAACTATTGAGGTACAACACTTAGCCGATAGCGCGAATACTACTATTCTTAATGATGGTGTCATATCGAATGTTAATACTGTTACTAGTAATGTTAACACAGTACAAGATAATGTTTTTTCTTTAACTAATAATGTTGGATTTTTAGAGATTAACTCAGCAACATTTTTAGTTTTCGGATCAGAACCTACTATAACAGGACAAACGTCTTTTCAAGAAGCTAAAACTACTAACGGATCACAAAACGGACAAGGTTGGAGACTTCCTGTAGCAGGCACAGCAACACACGTAACAGCCCAATTTGACGTAGCTACTCAGTCTTCAGGGTCTGTGCTACAAGTAGATTTATATAAAAACGGAGCGAGTGTTGCTACTAATGGTAATAATGTAGTAGTAAGTGGTGCAGCAACAGGCGATGCGGGTAACTCTAATGTTATAAGCACAACCTTTGCGGCTGGTGATAGAATAATGCTCCAATTTAAGCACTCTGACGGTACTTTATCAACAGGTGAACACGCTTTTGTAGTGAGATATTTACCTACATAATGAGAAAATATAGACAGCTTACTACAGAGTTAACATTTCGTTGTAACGCTAAATGCCCTGCTTGTCATAGGCAAAAACCTCTTTCAATAAATTTAAATGATGCTCGTTACACAATAAGCTTAGATAACTTTAAACAACTTTTTTATTCTAAACTGCTTAATAATTTAGAGTGGTTAGTTCTAAATGGAAACTTTGGCGATTCTATTATGAACAAGCAGTTTCGTGAAATTATCTCATATGTTAAATCACATGGCACACGTATTTTAATACATACTAACGGTGGAATACATGACGATAATTATTGGACAGATGTAGGCAATATACTTGATGATCAGGATATAATTAATTTCGATTTAGATGGTCTTTCTGATACTCATCATATTTATCGTATTAATACCAAATATGAGAGTGTGTTATCTAACGCTTGTTCGGTGATCAAAACTAATCGACCACAAGTGCATTGGAAATATATAGTTTTCGAGCATAATCGTCATCAAGTAGAGGAAGCTCGTGCTGTAGCAGAAAAGTGTGGTTTTACTACTTTTTCTACTGTAAAAACCTCTAGAGATGTTTTTGCTCCTAAATCAGGAGCTTTTGTTCACTCTAAAAAGACTAAACAGTATGATAAAGCAGAGAGACAAATACACTGTGTATGGGATAACTGGAATAAATGGTATATTTCTCCAGAAGGTTTAGTTTTCAGGTGTTGTTGGACGGGAGGTCACTACTATGATCAGGACAATTCACGATTTTACTACCCTCCAGAGTTTACTCGTCTTTTTAATGGATTAGAGGTTCCCATAGAAAAGATTTTAGATTATACTTATTGGAATAAATTACAAAACTTTTTACAAGGCTATGAGCGATCTTTTTCACTTTGTAAATCACAGTGTGGTAAAATAGTTTCATCTATTGAAAAAACAGAAGAAAATTTGAAAACTGGAGAAACAACTGTATTTAGTTCTTCAAATCAGTTAGGAAATTAAATGTCGGCTAAGGTGCTACGCAAAGTTGGAAAATTTAAATTTTTAAGATTTCCTAATCAAGGTATTCGCAGAAATGAAAAGATTAGAAAACTTGCCACAGGTGGAAAATTAACTTATAGTAATCTTGAGAATTTTATTATTAAAGAACGAGAATTAGGATATCCTATAAAATATTCTAAACCTATTGGTTTTAAAAGGAAAAAAAGATGAGAAAAGACGGACATACAGATGTAGCTTCATCGCGTAGAATGTGCCAGACAATAATTGAGGATGCTGAAGATATTCTTAAAGCACTTCCTAGAAATGCAGAAGCATCTCTTCCTACATGGTGGACAAATAAACTTGCTAAATGTTCAGCATATATGAACAGTGCTCGTGACTACTTAGTATATTCAGAAGCTCCAATGGAAGAGCCTCGCGAAGATGTAAAAGATGATGAAATGTCTGATTCTGGATTAGATATGGGAGAGATGAACATACTTCCCGAAGGTCAGATAAAAGTTGGTGATTATCAGACAATGCATTTTGATATATGTCCTTCAGCGCAGAAGCTATACAGTTCTATGGAAGATAGAACTGTTATGACACATCTTGTGGTAGAGTCAGCTATGCTACAAGACGTATTTTTCAAACTTGAAAAACAAGCAATCGCAATGGGGGTTATTGATCAAGATATGGTAAACAAGGCTCAAAGTTATGCTGATATGATCATGGAATTAGCTAAAGAGATGGATCTAGAAGAAGAACATGAATACATAGAAAGTGTTCATATGGCTAAATTTAAAGAACTTCTTATAGACAACGAAGAATCAAATGACGATATGACTCCCCCCTCATTTAAGATGGTTCAAGCTGAAGATTGCTAATGCCTCTTAAACGTGGTAAGTCTCAAAAAACAGTTTCAAAGAATATAAAAGAGCTAATGAAAAAGCCTTCAAAAGCTCGTGCTAAAGGTGTAAGTACTTTAGCAAAAAAACAAGGTATCTCACGTAAAGAGGCCCAACGCCGACAAGCAGTGGCAATAGCACTTAACTCGGCAGGCAAGAAACGTAAAAAATAAATTTTGACATTATAATGTTTGTTTGTGATAATAAATCATAAATAACCCTCAAGGAGAAAAACTATGGCTATAGTAGATAAAAGAGGAACCGACGGGTTTCCAGCAGTAATTTCGGATATTCCGACCACTGCTCTTACCCAAGGCGGTAACGAAGTACACATGTACGCAGGTACATACACAGCACCTACAGGTGTTGTAGCGTCTGATTACGCATACATCGGTGTTGGTGATCCAGAAGAAATTATTATCAGTGGTGATATGACCATTGCTGATGGTTCAACTGGTCAAATCAGTTTTAAGAATGTCACATTCCAAGGTGCTGCTAGTACAACAGCAACAGGAGCTTCGTGTATTACTAAAGAAGGTAATACAGCAGTGACTTTAAGATTTGAGAACTGTATTTTTACCAATAATGACTTTGGTGTGAATCAACAAGCAAACTTAATCTCACATGCAGCTGCTGGTACTAATGGAGTTGAAATGTGGTGGTGTGATGCTTCAGGTGTTGATCGTGCAATCGTATCAAATGCTAATTCAGAAATCAATTACTCAGCATTGAATATTTCAAGCAATACATATTACTTAGTTGGTAGTAGCACCCTAAACGGTGACCCAGCTCATACAGTTACAGTTCGTGCTTCCACATCTGGCGGCTCTAACGCAGGTAACATGACAGAAACAGTGCTAGCACTGATTTCCTAATTTAAATAAAGGAGAATAATCATGGCAATGATTTCAAAAACAGTCACCGGAAGCGCAGAGGATATGAAGTACGTAAAAAATGCAAAAAATTATCCAAAAAGTGCTATGGGTGGAACAACAAGAACCAGCTTTACTGGGTCAAACGACTCTCGAGCAGCTGGTGCACCAGGACCTAACAACATGATGAAAGATGCAGAAGGTTATGTAAACCAAGGGCCTGAAATGATGGATATTACAAAAGGGTACCAAGGTGGTAACAATGAATCAACTGGACCTAAAGCTGGAGGAGGCATGTCTCCTGCAGTTCGTGTCGCAAATGAGTCAAACGGAAACTTTGGTGGTCGTATTATCAAAGATATGAAGTAAGGCTAATATTATGGCAAAGTCACTATCAGGTGTTGAAGAAAGATCAGGAGAGGCTGTAGTAATCGGTGATAACCGTTACGGACTCAGAGAAGAGTATGATCCTGCTGAAAAAGAGAGAACTTACGATTACTATCGTAGGGGTGATCAATTAACAGTTAGGGAAGTAAAAAATCCAAATTCTCAGACAGTCAAAACTGTTAAAACAAAATGATAGCTCCAGATTTTTTTCAACGTTCAAATACAACACCGAGTAAAAAAAAGATTAAAAAGCTAAAGAGAAAAGAAAAAGTTAATTATAATAGTATTTATCACCAAAAAATACTTTTTAAATAACACCTTTGAATCTTAAAAAATGATCTAACCAAACATTATCGTAAGGCGCACATATATGAAGTTGCGCCTTACTTGTTTCTATAATCTTTGAAAATATGCGTTTATGCTCTACATCAACAGAGATGAAAACTAAATCATCTATTCCCAACCATGAATAATCAAAGTCGTATGCATCACAAGCTACTATTTTAATATTATCTTTTGCAGGTGATACTTCTATAACTTTTCTACTAATTTTTGCGCGTTTTTCATCTATTTCTAAGCCTATTTGTTTAATATGAGGGTACTGTTTGTGTACATCGAACATTGAATAGGGGTATACACCACTACCAATCATTATTAAATTTTTACACTTTGGAAAACGATATCGTTGTTTTTTATCTCTAAGTGTTCTTACAATCCAAGCATTGTGCTCTGCTCTTTCATAAGCAGCTATTAATCTATTCTTTTTAGCGAATATAGAAATAAGCCCTATTTCATCTTTTATTAGTACTTCTTGCCATTTAAGTTTGGCTTTATTAATGTCTTCCATTGTAAGTTGTTTTGATGACATCTGCTGACTTCTCTGTTCCATTAAGATCAAACTTAAATTTATTAGGTTTTGTTTCTAAGACAACTCTTAAAGTTTTTTCGAGAGTGTCTATTTCTTTATTATTTACTACTTTATAAAAATTATAAGGCTCAAATGTGTATGCTCTTACAAATTGTTCCATTTTTCTTCCATCCTGTCTAGGAATAATTATTGATGGTATAACGCTTTGAAGTATTTCTACAGTGGCGTTGTAACCTCCATAAGTTATATAAGCAGCACAGTCTACAAGTTTTTCTCTTAGATTAGGTATATAC